AAATCATTTTAACTTTTCTGCCATGCAGTTTATTCTGGATTTGACTATGTACACTTAAAAATTCACCATAATCTTTAACTCCCGCAAGCTCAATATGTATTTGCCTTTGGTTATATTGCACATCTCCTGTTAATGCTTCAGTATAATCTAATATATCTGATGTTCCTGGTATATCTTCCGTCTCTGTTTTTACTTCTGCAGTTGGGATTGTTAGTCCATCTTGTAACAATAAATGAAAATCGTTAAATGTATTTAAAATTAAGTTATCTTTTAAATCTAAAAATGTTATATATTCTTCCAACTAACTTCCCCTCCTTCGTTTATCTTCTAATCTTCCTAGTCCTGCATCAATGTCTTCTATGGTTTCTCCAACTAGAGCTCCTGTATCAAGTACAACTTTCATTTTTTTGTTATTACCTGACACATTAACCAACTTTTCCAGCAATGATGCAACTTTATTGTTTGATGCAAGAATTGCTTCTAACAAAGATAGATCACTTGAACCACTAAAAATATTAACTGGATTTTTATGTTTTTTTTCTGCTTCTTCCGCTTCGGTATAATCTTTGTTTTCTTCAGCTGTTAAAACTCTCTCTCCTTTATGCAATCTAGCAACATAATTATCTTTTGGAACATAATCAAGACCTGACTTATGACCCGGTAAAAGTCCTGTAATAGATTTAAAAGCTTCTGATACTCCACCTATATTAAATTTCACAGATAATCTACTTGCTATTCCTTGTGCTATACCACTTGCAGTTTTAAACAGTGAGCCTTGAAAAGCATTACTACTTAGTCCAGCATTTAATCTAGTCAAAATATTCTTTCCCTCTTCTTCAGCTAAATTTCCATTTCTAATACCTTCCATTACTTTGTCTACATCTTGAACTCCTGCAGATTCGAGAAGAGCTCTTAATTCAGAATTACTTAATCCATTTAAGTATGAATACATAGAACTTAAGGCTTCATTTCTAAATTCCTCGTCATTATCAAGTTTTGAAATTATGTTATCAGACATAAATTGTGTTGCTTGGCTAACATCTGGTGTTTTCTCATAGATAACGCCTGTAACATCCGCAATTTTCTGTTGCATCTCTGGTGACATTTTAGCAAGCTGCTCTTGATACACATTATAATTATTATCAGCCAATTTCTTCCATGCTTCTGTTTCTGCAGGTCCTAAACTTTCTAATGTTTGAGTTCTATCTGCTAAATTTTGAGCTAGGTCTCGCATATTTTGTTCAGCCTGTTTAGCATTCTGATATGCAACTTCATTTCCTGTTTCATCGTATATATCTCTATATTGCTTTAGATAGTTGCTTTGAGTCTCTATTGAAGTTTTAACCTCATCTAAAGATTTTTTTGCCCAATCTTCAGTTGTTACTGTAATTGTATTTGCTATATTTTCATAATTTCCTTCTACAAAATCTGCATAATCTTTTTCATAATCTTTTACCTCACTAGTAAACTCTTTAACTACTTTTAAAGCATCATCACGAGCATTTTTCGTTGCAGTTAATCTGTTGTAATAGTCCTCTTGACTTATATAACTTTCTACTTCAGGATCATTCTTTATAATAGCTTTACCCATTCTATCATATTCAACTGTTTGATACTTAGCAGGATTTTTCTTCCAATCATTCATCACTGTCCAATAACGATCTACTTTTTTCTGCAATTCATCGTATGACATTCCAGTTTTTTCTAATTCTTCATTTGCTTTTCTTAGATTTTCTATTCCTTCATCTTGATTTTTTATTGCATTTTCATATTTTTCTTTTTTAGCATTCAACTTTATTTCAGCTTTTTTCTTTGTAATAGTAGAATCAATCTCACTTTGTAATTCTTTGTAAGATTGTATTATATCACCGTTAAGCTTATATTCTGTACCTAAAGCCTCATTCATTTCATTCAGAATAAATGAAACCCTACCTTTGTCCTTTTCTTGTACTTTACCATTTTCATCTGCTAGTGTCTTTAATTCATCTGTCAATTTTTCGACATAGTTAATTCTTGAAAGTTCTGCATTTGCAGCGTCATCTATCCCTTTATTATATTCATCTAATTCCTTTTTTGTATTAGACATTTCCTCAGCAAATTTTTGTGCAACTTTTGTTTCTTCGCTTTGTTTAGTTGATAAATATATAACAGCACCTGCAGCTGCTAATACCGCTGCTGTCGCTAATCCTGCTGGACTAGTTAATTTTGTTAAAAATCCAGCTAAACTATTTACAGACTCTGAGCTACTTACAACAGTTCCTTTCATGACACCTACAGCCTGTGTAAATGTACCTACACCTTTTATTACTTTTCCACCTGTAGAAATAAATTTTCCCATTATTGTTAATAACGGACCAGCTACAGCTACTATTTTTCCTATTTTTATAATAGTATCTACCTGATTATCATTTAGTTTTTCAACCTTCTTCGTAACTTTTTCAATAAAGCCTATTCCTTTATCAATTTGTGGTAACAGTTTGTTTCCTACAGTGATTGCTAAATCTTTTAATTTATTTGTTGCAATTATTATTTTACTTTTTACTGTTTCATATCTTTTATTTGCCTCATTGGTAAGTGCCGTGTTATCCTCCCATGCTTTTGTACCTCGGTCTATTGCAGTATTGAATAAATCTCCTGCGTTCGCAGCTCTCAAAAGGGCATCTCTTAATCTAACTTCAGTTAGACCCATTTCAGTTAACATTGTTACTGCACTATCGCCTTTAGATTCTGCATCTCCTAATCCTTTAATAAAATCAGAGAGCGCACCTGCGGCATCTTCTTTCCATTGTTTCTTGAATTCATCAGTTGTTTTTCCTGATATTTTTGCAAAATTTTCTAAATCAACACCTGCATTGACTATATTTTTTAATTGTGTCGTTGTCATATCTAATGAACCCGCTAGCTCTTTAAATCCTTTTGTATCGTTAGTTGACATTAATTGTAACTCATGTAAGCTTTTTCCTGTTTTATTTATAACATCTTGCAATTTGGTATTACTTAATTCAACAGCATTCTGCATTTTAACCATAGCTTTAGAAATAGCTGAACCACCCATCTCTGCCTCTATACCAACAGAGCTTAGAGCTGTTGCTAATCCTAATACTTGACCTTCAGATAATCCAACTTGCTTTCCTGCACCTGCAAGCCTCATAGCCATTTCAACTATATCCGCTTCTGTTGTCGCAAAGTGATTACCTAAATCAACAATGGTACTTCCTAACTTATCAAAGTCTTTCTGAGACATTCCCATAATATTAGCAAACTTTGCTAATTGTGAGGCTGCTTGCTCCGCAGTTAAATTAGTTGCATTGCCTAAGTCAATCATTGTTCTAGTAAAGCCTAAGATATTATCAGTTTCAATTCCAAGTTGTCCTGCAGCCTCTGCTACTGCTGAAATTTCTGTAGTAGTAGATGGAATCTCTTTAGCCATATCTCTTATGCCTTGTTTAAGTTTTTGCATTTGCTCTTCAGTTCCATCTACAGTCTTTTCAACTCCTGTGAAAGCATCTTCAAAATCTATTGCACTTTTTCCAGCATATATAAGTGCTGCTGTTGACGCAGCAGAAAAGGCAGAGATTTTTTTCCCTGCCTCTTCTGTCTTTTTTCCAGCTTTTTCAATTTTCTCTCCAGTTTCTTCTAATTTTTTTCCGAAACTAGTTAATTTTTTCTGACATTCATCTAATCTATTTTTATAATCTAATAATTTAGTTTCTGCTTTTAGTAATTCATTTCTTTTACTTTTTATAGCTTTTTCATTTTTATTTTCCGCATTTTCTAATTCAGCTAACTGCATTTTTAAGATGTTAACTTTATCAGATTGCGTCTCATATGCACTTGTGAGATATTCTTGCTCTGCTTTTAATTTCTGAGTACTACTTGTTGTTTTATCCCATTGTGCCTGTGTCAATTTAAATTGATTGTAATTTTTATTCAGCTCAAGATTAACATCTTGCAGAGTCTTTTTAAAATCTACAGCACCTTCTTGAGTGAATATAAGTCCTACTCTTTTTAAATCATTTGACATTTCTTTTCAACTCCTTGTGCCAGTTTGCAAGAACTAGATGAGTTGAATCTTTTACATCTTATGATTGTGGATATTATCTTCCACCTGGTTACTACCATTTTCTGGTATATTATTTATTACAAAATCAGCAATTTTTGTAACATCTTCTATCTTCACAAGTCGCACCGCTTGTCTATATGTGAGTGGCTTATCGTAATTCGATGCGATTAAAGCATATATAAGCTGATTTGCAGCATACATAGTTTTGGTATATCCATTTACATCTTTTACGCCTTTTGCATCCTTTTTTAGTTGTTCCACACCACCATCATAATCTTCTAAGTATTCCAATATAAGTGGTGTCACTTCTAAAAATAATTTTTCTCCATTTTTTAATTCTATTTCCATCGTATATTCCTCCCGAATATATAAAAAAGGCTCTATGTAGAGCCTTTTTTATGCACCTTGTTCATTTTCATTATTCTCTTCAGCCGGTGTTATTGCAGCAGTTAAATCTTCAGCACTAGATATAACTGAATCAAAGAATTTTTCTTCTGTCAATCCTGCAGGATATTTTGATGTTTCACTATCTACATAAGTTTTCTTATTATTTTTTCCATCAAAATCAAATGCTCTTATTGTAACTGTATCATTTTGCTCAGAAAAAGACTCTTCTGATGTACCTATGTCATCAGTATTTTCTACTAACTGACATTTAGGGAACCATTCCATTCTGATGCCTCCACCCACTTTATTTACAACTTTTCCATACGCAAAGAATGGTCTTTTAGTTGCTGCACCAGACAACATTAGTCCATTTTCTGCAGAAGTATCATCGCCTCTCATTCTTGCTAAATCCTCTGGATCAAAGGCAACTACCTCAACAGCCATATCAATTGAATCTGACTTATTAACAACTTCATAATCTTTTCCAGATGCTTTTACAGTTGTTGACTCAGCATTTTCTGTTGTTCCAATGTTTTTAACATTAGCACACTGTATAGTTCCCTCATAATCACCTTTTTTAAAATCTCCGTTTTCTGTCATTCTGTTAAATGCATAATACATATCTCCTACTGATTGTTTAATCATAGGTTTCTTTTTTGTTGTAGCCATAATTTATTCCTTCCTTTCATTATAAATTAATAAAAAATGCCTACCTCACCAGGTTTTCATTCCTAGTTCAGTAAGCATTAATTTGTAATATTTTTCCTTGTTATGTTCCCATAAAGGGTACATATGTGGCCTTGCATCCATTTTAACTGTACCTAGTTCAACCATTCTACCATAGTATTTTCCCCAACCAACGACAATTTCTTTGTCGGTTGAATCTATAGCAAATGAATCAACTAAATGCGTATAACCACTTGTTCTTATTCTTGACATTGGTTTTGTTAATTTATTTAAGTCATTAACAAATTCCTCAGCTCCATCTTTTAGAATTTCCATACTATTTTCTGCACCATTCATATAAAATTCTAATTGTTCAGCTAGTGCACTAAATCCATCATATCCATCTGTTACACTTGTAGTTCCACCATGTTGCCTATTTAAATTTTTTAAACTACTCAATGTTCTCTAACACCTCAATAGCAAGAAAAGAATGCCATCTTCTTGATTGCATATCATACTCATGTTGTATTTGTGGATGTAAATCTTGCTCTGATAATTTTTTCTTTAAATCTAATAGTGCCTTACATCTTGGTAACTCACTAATAACAGATATTTGATATGTTACTTTCGTATTATATTCTTCTCCACTTGCGGTCAAGGAATCCCATAAGTATTCCCAAAAATGAATTCTTACTTCATCTTCTATTTCTTCATCTTTTGGAACTCCTTCTGTAACTGGTACCTTTAAAGATTTCAATAAATTAACTAGTTCTTCTTTAGTCATCATTTTGTATCACATCCTTTTCAAATTTTGCTCTAGGATATTCCTCAAGCGTTAAATCGCTCTGCTTAAAACCATCTTTATTAGTAAAATGGTATGCATTAAATACTTTATGGTATTTGCCATTAATCTCCACAACACATAGTGAGTCTATCTCTTTTAGTTGTGGTATTCGTATTTTATAGGTTATTTTCTTTTTTCTTTCTTCAGCATCAAATTTTAATCTGTCTGTTAAAGATAATTCTTCAAACCAGATTTCATTGTAATTGATGCCTGTATTTTTAGAATCTTCAAATTCTACTAAATACTCTATTGGATATGCTGTGCCTTCTTTTTCTTTTTGTTTAATTTGATAAAGTTTTAAATATCCATCATTATATGTCGGCAGGTTTGTAATATCTGGCTTGAAGATCACTACGCTCTCCTTCATACAAACTAAAATACTCTGCTAATCTTTTATGTCTATCATAAAAAACATACATTTTTAGCAATTTTCTTGCATCTAAATCTTCATCATAATTAATTTCTGCACCAGCATAGTAGTTTAAATTGTATTCAGCATCTTTTATATAACCTTCTAAAGCTTCATCATTTTCAATTGGATGTTGCTCATAACGAATTTCTTTTAGTATTGCTGCCTTTGTTTCTTCACTCATCAACAGCACCTCTATTCTTTATTTTTTTCTACTTTTTGAATAAGTACTTCTCCTAATAAATTGTTTATTCCAGATAACTCCTTAATTCTTTCTTCAGATACTTCTAATCCTTCACGTGGATATACGTCGCCTTGTTTATATTTGTATTTGTTATCTTGTAAGTCTACCCATGGTTTCTTTCTAACACTTATGTATGTGTCTTTTTCTTCTGGCTCTGTACTTTCTTCTTCAATTTTATTTTCAGCTTCTGGATTTTCATTTTCTACTCCAGTTGGATCTTGACTTTCTGTTACAACTCCAGTTTCTCTTTCAGTATTTTCATTCTCTGCTGGAGTTGCATTTTCCTCTTCAGGATTTTCATTTTCTGCCAGATTTATATTCTTTTTTACATCTTCTTCTGAAGCATTAACTTTTTCATTCTTACTTTTTGCCATTTTGCTTTCCTACCTTTCCTAATAAAATATTTAGGAGCTTAAAATTAAGCTCCTGCCTCTTCTTCTTTTGTTGTTACAGTTCCAACAACTTTAACTCTTGGAATATATTCTTCTAGTTTTGTTACATCAAATACAAATGCAACATTATCATCAGAAGCTCTTCCGTTAGCATATGCCTTTCCAATTATTACATCTGCATCATCCAATGCCATAGTTTGATCGTAATCTTTAAAATCTAATCTGTTTAGTCCCATCGTATATTTACCTGGAATGAATGCTAATGCTTTTCCTTGTGGATTTTGAGCAGAAGTTTCTATCTTCATATTTTTATATGAAGCAATCATTCTTCCTTCATCATCATAAATAGCAGGAGCTACATAATCAGCCTCATCATTTGGATGACAAACTATTATAATTTCATCTATCTTTCTCTTTCCGTTTTTTGTTAAATACTTTTTCATTGGTGCTAGTGCTTTTGGAGTAAATTTATTTAAAGTATTGTCTACATTTTTATCAGCATGAGTACCATCTTGATTTGTTTCAGCAATTTTTTTATACATACCAATAGGCTCTTCTTTTCCAGAACCTTGTAAAACACCATATTCAAGACCTTCATTTAATTGTTCCTTAAGTACTGCTCTACAATACTTATCTACAAATGGTAGTGCCAAATCTCTAATTGCTTTTGGTATAATCATATATACGGATAATTTTTGTACATCAATATTTAGTACTGAGAATCCCGCAGTAATTTCGCCTTTTATTTCATCTGTTAAACCACCCCAAGCAAAAGCTCCAGATTTTGATGCAGTTACCCATTTTTTAACATCTGCAGGTGCAAAATTTATATGGCTTAGTAAGCCACCGTCTTCTTTTATATCTTCTAATGTCACATCTATAATTGAACTTGGCATCATATCTATCTGATTACCTGTTATAGCTTGTTTTGGATCCCTTATTAGTGTTTCATAAAACTTTTCTTCTTCTTTTGACAATGCTCTTAATCCTAATTTATCTGCATATGATTTTTTACTTTCTACACTTGATACCTGATCTAGGATTTCGTTAATAACTTCATCATGTTGTGCAGTTTGTAATATTTCCAATGCTTCTATAATAGCTTTTGATTTATCTTCTTCTGTTTGAAGAATCTCTTTTGCTCTTTCTTGAGCTTGTTTCATTTTATCTTCATTAATTTTCATAATCTTTTACCTCTTTTCCTATTTTTTTGAATAAAAAAAAGACGTCCACGCGTCCTCTTCTTTTTGATCTGTATTTACTTGATTATCTATGTCTATTTGCTTTACTTTTGAAGTTTCATTAGACATTTGTTGCATTAGTTTATTTGTTATTTTTTCAGCTTGTTCATCAATTGTTTTTTGTAATTCTTTATTTTTCATAACTAAATTGTAAACAAAGTCTGCTTCCAGCGATTGCATACTATCTTTTCTTGTTTGTGTGGTAGAAAATCCTAATTCAAATGCTTCTTGTGAAGTAATCCATTCTTCTCTATCCATCATTTCTTTAATTTTTTCTTCTGTTTGACCAGTCTTAGAAACATAAATGTTCACAGATGGCTGAGTTATTTTCTCTAAATCCTCTGCAACTTTTTTCATTATATTTGAATCGCCTCTTGCTTCTGTCCATGCATTATGAATCATCAAAAGACCATTCTCTGGTACAACTCTTTCTTCACCTGCCATAAAAATAACAGAAGCTGCGCTACATGCGAATCCGTCAACTATTGTTTTCACATGTCCCTTAAATTCAGACAATAAACTATAAATTGCTAGTCCCTCAGAAACAGAGCCTCCATAAGAATTTATTCTTACAGTTAAATTTGGCGTATCAACAGCATTTAAAGCATCTTTTAGTGTAAATGCATCAGTATAATCTTCACCGATTCCAAACCATCTTTCTATTATACCTTTTTTTCTTATATCGCCGTATACATATAATTCAGTTTCTGATTCGCTGATTTTTTTAAAGTTCAAGAAATTATCACTCATCCTCTTCACCTCCTTTCACATTTGCATAATTTTTAGTAAGATTATGCTCATTTGCCCAATCTTCATCTATATGTGGTAATCCTATGAATTCATTTATTTCGTTTCGGCTGAAAGTATTTGAAATTAGCTTGTCTATACCAGTAGCCGAATCCAAAATATCTTTATGGAAGATTGCATATTTGTTAAACTGTATTCTTTCTCCCTTAATAAAACTTTCTTCGCCAACAAGTCCAGCATTAAAAGCATCTTCTATATCTGAATAATAAAAATCTACACAGAACGAAATAAAATCGTCATTTGCTTTTGATTTTTCAGTCTTAGTTCCATAAAATAAATCTAATGGAATATGGTAATGACCAGCTGCAGCATCTCCGCATCTTTTTGCAAGATTACTATAATCTTCCAAACCTTCCTTACAATCTTTGTTTAATAACAATAAATCGAACGATTCAGCCAACATAATTATTGCTTCTTCATCGCTAAGTAATCCATCAGTTATCTTTTTTATATAATCCTCATAACTAATTGGTTTATTAGTTTTTATATCTATCATGGTTGGTTGACTTCCAGGTTTTTTTAGCTTCCATTTAGGCACGTTGGAGCTCCTATATTTCAAATTTATTATCTTCAATAACTTTGACATCTCGGACCTGTAATTAGTTTCGGCAGATTCCGCATCACTATTTTTAGAATGGATATAAATTGAATTGTCCTGGTTATATGTTTTCTCAAGTGTCATTTGATTTCCACTATCATCAGATAATTTTATGTTTTGAAAAGTTTTCCCTTTCATTATGCTGCTGCTCTTTTCAAATGAATCTGCAATATATAAATATTTTTTCTTTTTATCTCCATTTATCAAGATTAGTGCTTCTTTATCAATCAATATTTTTAAAGCTAATTTATGCAGAAATTCTGTTCCTGTTTCATTTGGATTAGGGTCAATATTTAACAAGTAGTAGATGTTGTTTTTTAAATTCACTATTTTGTTATCTTTAGTATTATTTTTTCCATATACTAATAGCTCTGTCTTTGCTATTGTTTTTGCTATTAAATCTATAGCCTTAGCTTTTGCCATAGTATATATATACTCATTTGCATCCTTAGACTTCAGAATAGTATCTATATAATCAACTAGCTCACCTTTCTCATTTTGAAATAATAATTTTAATGGATTTTTCATCTTTCTCACCTCCTTACACATAAATGACCTCTTCATCTAATAGCTCTTGTACACTCATTGCAGCTACAAAAGCCATGAAGGGGTCATTTTTCCTTAACTTTGGTTCAATTTTTTCATATTTCTTATTTCCATCTTTTCCATCCTTTACAGATGTGTTATTAATGGACCATCGCATAATTGCACTATTTCCAATATTTATCTTGCCTTCTGAAAAAGCAACTTCAATTCTTGGAGCTACTATTGCAGCAATACTCGCAGGATATCTAATCATTCTAACTAATCCATACGGATTTTCTTTTGTTTCTATTGAAACTCCAAATTCTTTAAATATTTGCTCTAGTAATTTATATCTGTATGTATCTAATACTATCTTTTTTATGTTGTATTTAGACATTTCTGAGAGAATCCACATTATAATTTCTCTACCATCAATAGAATCTTTATTAACAAGCTCAAAATCTTGAAATCCATCTTGCCCTGCATTGTCAAAAGGGAATTTAATTTCGTTGAAAAATTTACTTCTGGCACATATCCAGGTTCGTTGCCTCCAGATATATTCACCGTCTATCTTGAATAAAAAACCTGCACTTGCAAAGTCATTTAATGATGCAAAATCCAGTCCAACAATTGCAGCTCTACCATCAATCTTTCCTGTTTCTCTTGGAACTTCATTATCCACATCTGAATAAGATGCTCTCTTAATGTTCTCCCAACTGGTAACACTAAGTTCCTCATCTTGCACAGGTAAATTCATTCTTTTAGCATAAAATTCGGATTTATATGAAGGGGTACTCAATAAATCAATATAGTCATTTATTATTTCTTCTTGTAAAGTTGGTCGGTATCTCAAGCTAGGATTTGCTTGAACCCAATAAGTCAGATCAATATCCTTTTCATTTTCTGTTTTTAAATATTTTTTCATAGGAAGATCTATATATTTGGAGTCATTTATCTTATATATAATCGGTAGTATTTTTATTAGTTTAATTCCATTATTCAATATTGTATTTGACATTGAAATTTTTTCATCAAGTGGTCCTCCACGGATGTTTCCATTAGTTGTAATAATAACAATTCTTGCATTTTTAACCTTTCCTAAACCAGATTTAAATACATTTATCTGCTTGTAATTTTCATAAGAATGATATTCATTATAGATTACCATTCCAGTTTGTTTACTATCCTTTGTCTTTGCATTTGATGTATTGTATCTTAAAACTGATCTTGTCTGTTTGTTTACAATTATTGTCTTACTCCATGAGAAATATTTTTTCATTATTTCTTTGTTATTTTCTAGCATGTTATAAACTACATTAAAAGAATTCATTGCTTGTTCTTCTGAATTTGCAACTATGTCAATGTGATAGTTTCTTACACCATAGAATGATGTTAAGAAGAAACACGCTAATGGCATTATCATTCCATCTTTTCCATTTCCTCTTCCCATTAAGATGAATATTTCTCTAAATAACACCGTGTCTTTTGTATCATTTTTATATATGAAAAACATAGCATATATAAATTTCTGGTATGGAAATAATGTATAAAACCATTTTTCACAAAACTTAATTGCTTTCTCAAAAGTTTCACCATCAAAAAAAACATCGTCTCTTGACAATGTTGGCTTTATTATATTTTTAATTAGTAACTTTATCTCGTCATCTGTTTCATTTGGATTTTCTTCTACAAATTTTATATATTCATCTATTTCCTTACAACAAATCATGCTCTGCATCACCGCTCTCGTCTGCATCGCCTTTTTCGTTGCCGCTGTTTACAAGTACGTCAGGAGTTTTAAGCTCTAAATCGTTAAGTATTTTAAGCATCTGGCCATTTACTTTTATTATCTGATCAACGCTCTTATTATCTTTTTCGGTCGTGTAACCATTTCCTGTTTGGCTGGCAATTCTTAATCCGTTCAAATCAATATCGTGTTTCAAATCTTCCTTTAATCTGTAGAAATATATATAATCTTCTACCATATTATCGAAATGTTTGCCAACTTTTCCCTGTAATTCTAATTGAATTTTTAAATCTTCACGAATAATATCAGCAATTTCATTTACCTTCTTAAGTCGCTTCTTTTCTTTCTTTTCTTTCTTTTCGAGCTCTTTTTGTTTCTTAATTTTTTCTTGTTCTTCTTCTGAGATTTTTTCAATCACATCTAGAGCCTTTTCTGCATTATTTACTTGAGTTTCCAACTTTTTTAGCTGTTTTTTGCTCTTAGTTTTTGCCATTTTGCTATACCCCCTTTCACGCGCGATAATTTTTCAAAAAAGTTGAACAGTCAGGACCCCACACCCGCTCCCACTAAACTCAAAAATTTAATGAGATTTTGACGGGGGTGTCCGCTTCTGTTCAACTTTATTATTTATGAACTGGTTTTATTTCTTCTTTTATTAGTAATCCATCTTCATACCATCTTTCAACTGTATATTCTTCTATTCCATAATCTGATGCACAATTAAATGTATCTCTTTCCACATCAATATCCATTGATTGTTTTTTAATTTCTGATTCTAATATAGTTATCTTATTTCTATATTGTTCTATCTCTTCTGCTAAATACTCTATTATTTCTCTATCTGCTAATTCAGAATTATTTATATATCTGGATATTCTCCTTCTAGTTTCCTCATATTTACTTTTCCTTACTTCATTGTCTGGCATAACTGGTCCTCCTTAATTATTAATTTCATTTATACTAAAACATAACAATCCATCCACGACTTCTATCCTGTATTCATGCTCTATATGTTTTATTTGCTTTCCGCTTCGTGAATGTACTATCAAATAATCCTAACGATTCTAATATCATGTTTGCTTCCTTCTGTGGAATGTTTGATAATAGCATAATAGTATTCTGCATTATTGATATTATTTTAATTGTATGATCAATTTGATTTGTTACTGTTAGCTTTCCTTCTTTATCTGGAACTAGACAATTAAAGAATATCTTCATTGCTATTACTATATCTTCATCATCTAGTAGATAACTTGCTGATATTCCATTTGCAAAGTTTATTACTCCAGCTCTTTCTTCTTCTTCGTTCATACTTTCTTTTAATTCTACATTTATATTATTTTGTTTATATGCTTGTAATAAATGCTCCAACTTCATTATTACTTACCACCTTTCTTCTGTTAATGGTTTCTTTTTCTTTCTCCAGGTCCAGCGTGCTCTTTCTTCTATAATCTCATGTGCCTCAAAACTTAAAGCTACTCCATTGTCTACATCAAGAGCTAAGTCTGGTCTTTCTTTTATTGGCTTTTTATGGTGTGCTGTATTTGCATCTATGATTTTTATTTTATCTGGAAAGTGTTTTCCATCGTTCCAATTTCCTGCAAAGAATTGGCATATTCCGTTTATCTCTTATTAAAACCTTTTCTCTCCAAATTTTAAAATCTGTAGAATGATAAAATTTATCTGTATTACCTTTTGCAATTTCTTCTTCCCAGTTGTAGTACTTTCTTCTTGCTCTCCTTTTGGTTTTCTTCACTTGCATACCTTACCTCTGTAGTCTATACATTTTGCACACACACATGTTTTTATTTCATTACATACTATATTTGTTTCAGTAAAAATAGTAATTCCTCTGCTGCATTCCGCTTCGTTACATCCACATCTTGAGCATATTTCATTTTCAAATTTTTTTATTAATTCATTTTTCTGCATCTACAATCACCATCCAATCTTTTTTAACGCTCATATTTCTTCATAAGACGAACGTAATATTTTATCTTTCTTACATTGTAAATTTAATTACTTTTGCATCAACTATATAAATATCTCTGCATCTATTTAATGTACATGTATAATCATAATTGTTCTTGTAATAATCTAACTTATAATCTAAATTAGCATTTTTAACTATTATTACTTCTGTTTCTTCTCTTGTTGGAACAGTTAATTCTATTGCAATATCTTTACCTTTTCTCTTTGCTTCCTCAAATATTTCTTTTAATTTATCTTGATCCATAATGCTCTCCTTTCTGAATAAAAATAAAAGAGCCTTCTGAGAGATTTAATTTTCATAATTAAATTCTCTCTTCAGCTCTTTTTGTTGCTATATTTATTTTTTCTTCCAGCTCATCTAATTCTTGCAATTATAATAATACAATATTTCTTTGTGCACTTTCCGGTACTTTTGTGCACTTTTGTGCAGTTTTTTTAAATTTTTTTATAAATACTTCCAAACGAATCCACCTGCAAACTTTAGCGTTCCTCTACAACATGCTTGAATGTTATCTCTATTAGTATTTCCCTCTCTTTCCGCTTCAGCTGCAGAACTATATACTTTTATCAAATTACCGTCTTTTGAGTATTTTCCTACTTTTTTTAATGGAATTTTTCTTTTGCTCTTATAATCTTCTTTAAACTCGTTAAGAATATTATAACTTTTTCCTTTTCTAGAATATTTGGTTATTAATGTTTTTTCTATTCTCTGTGCTACCCAGCGATAGTATGTTTCAGCCACTATTTCATGTTTTATATTGTTCCAGCCATATCTTAATATAGCTTCATAAAAATCTTCATTGCTTTTATATCCTTCTCCATTATCCCATCTAACCTTTGGATTCTGAGTCAAACCCACATATGTTTTTAGATTTGGACAAGTATGTATGTATATATAATATGGTTTTTCTTCTCTAAAGTTTATATTCTGTTCAACAATATTAGACATCTCTTTCTCCTATCCTTGCATATTTTAGTAATGCAATTCCATGTAATTTTCGGGTATAATCATATTCTTCATCAATAATATTTGACACCTCTGTTAAATTATATCCTTTAATATATCTGAAGTAAAGTATGTTTTTGTATGGCTGTGGCATCTTATCTATCCTGCTCTCAATTTTAACACGCTTTTCCTTTAATTCCTCTACAAACTTTTGAATTACATTACTATCATCCATAACAGACACTAATAGCTCTGCATTTTGATCATACACCTTGGCACTTCCCCTAGGCATATCAGATAAGTTCTTAGTTATTCTATCCAGTAAACTTCGGTCCTCTATTATATCCTCCAGTCTTTCCTCAATCCATTTTTTGTTATGTATATAGTCTATAAGTTCCTGTTTAAATTTGTTATTCTCTTTTTTACTCTCCTTTTTATTCATTTGTACCTCCTAATAAAAACTATCTATCGCAATTTTCAAATCTTCTTTTTCCCGCTTCTTTGTTAAGGTATTCCTGTATTACTGGTTCAAGCTCATCATATCTTTCCATTATTTGCAGTACATGCATTATGCTATGTAGTTTTCTTGCCTTTGTTTTATTGTCTTCATCTGATTCATTAATCTTTTTTGTTTCTTGCTCTAGAAACTTTCCTACGCTTTCTACTATCTCTTCATCCATCGTTGTTTTCCTCCTTTAGTTTTCTATTTAAATCAAATAGTATATTATATGCTCTCTGTACTTTCTTATTGT